TAACGTTTACATCGGGATGCAGTGTGGAGATACTGGTATTGGCGGTAACACGAATACCTCCATCGGTTACAACACAACCCGCAACATCTCAACGGGATATTACAACGTGGCTCTCGGGGCACACGCTGGGATCGCTATTACAGAGGGTTACAATAACGACTTCATCGGCTACTTGGCGGGGCAGTCTAATACGACGGGCGACGACAACATTGCCATCGGTACGCAGGCGTTGTATACGGCCATTACGGCTGACGACAATGTGGCTATCGGGTTCCAGTCGCTGTTCTACGCAACGAATATCACTAACGTGGGCGTCGGCTCGTATGCAGGCCATTGGATCACGACGGGCCACAGCAACACGATGATCGGCTACTACGCAGGGGCTGGACATCCGACCACGGGAGACAACAACACCGCTCTCGGTAATGCTGCAACGCCACTCGCCGCTGACAGCGACAACTCGGTCACGCTCGGCAATTCTTCTATTGCTTCGTTGCGATGTCAGGTGCAGACCATCTCAGCCTTGTCGGATGAGCGGGACAAGACCGACATTGAAGACTTCGATATGGGGTTGGACTTCGTGCGCCGTCTGCGTCCCCGCCGTTTCGTGTGGAACATGCGCGACGGTGGCAAGGTCGGCATTGAAGAAACTGGATTTGTTGCTCAGGAGTTGCAGCAGGCGCAGGCTGATGAGGGCAAGACGATTCCCAGTTTGATTCTGGATGAGAACCCTGACAAGTTGGAGGCTGCGATGGGTGCTTTGCTCCCATCGCTGGTGCTGGCTGTTCAGGAACTAGCAGAGAAAGTTGAGGCAATGGCATGAGCGAGCCAAACCCAGTAGATGCCGTAGTGTATACACCCACTGACAAGTTGCACCAGATGGATTCCAGCGTTGCAGCCATCGACCGTGTGATTGGCGGTACCTATCCTGATGTCGCAGGCCCGACCGACTTCGCAGATATTGTTGGCCGCAACGTTCGCCATTTGGAACTGATGGTGGGGTTACGGGTAGACGAACTGGGCGACTCGCCGGACCTGTCCACCTACGAAACTGCCATCACGGCAGGTAATGCCTACCTTGCGTCGTAATGGGTATCGAATGGGTCGGAGCAATCGGCGCAATAGCAGCGGCGGTAGTGACTGGCCTGTTCGGAGTATTAATAACAAGGCTGCGTAAAGAGAACACAGAGCAACATGCAGCGAACCAAGCAAAGTTGGAAACGATTTCAGAGGACGTTGGCGAAGTTAAGATGGATGTTAGGGAAGTGCGCTCAGCACAGCAACGCCACCTTGAGTGGCACGCAGAGGTAGCGTAATGCCAGCGTATGCACCAACACACCGTTTTGTAGGCGCTAATGCTCGTTCCATTGAGTACGAGTTGCGAAAGATTTCGCAAAACATTTCAGGCGATATTACAGGGGTTACGGCAGGCGTGGGTCTGTCAGGAGGAGGAACAGCAGGAAACGTAACCTTGACTTTGGATGTGTCGGAATTGTCGGCGCTAGGCACTGATGCTGCGTTAACCGATTATGTCATTATCCAAGACGTTACAGATGATTCGTCTAAGAAAGTGCTGGTAACAAATTTGCCAGCGACTTGGGGTTAAACATGGAAACAAAAATTGGTATCGAAGATGTTCTGCGCAACTTGTCGGAGCGTGGACAGTTGGAATGGGAACTCGCTGTGAAGCGGGCAGAGAACGCTGTGTTGCAGCAGCAGTTGGCGCTATTGAATGGCGCCGATGTAGAGGAGGTTACAGATGGGGATTAGGAAGAGAGCGGTCGAATTTGGTGATGCTGTCAGCGACCAGTCTCTCACGGTGTCGTCTACAGCGGTGGCATTAACTGTTCCTTCAAACACTGTTTCTGCGTTGTTGACTAACGGGGCGGAGGCGATCCGTTTGCGGTGGGGTACCCCTACGGCGAGTGTGGGGCATTATTTGGCGCCGTATACGAGTATCGAATTGTTTAACGATAAGTCTGACGTAAAGTTGATTCGGGTGTCGTCTGATTCGACTGTGTTCGTCACATATTATGGGCCGTGAGGTGAATTGTGAGAAACCAAAGAATTTCTGAACAGTCGTCGGCGTTTACGGGCGACATTGAAGGCATTGTTACGGCTGCTACGAGCGGTCTGAACGGTGGCGCTACGACGGGTACCGCGACGTTGGTGATTGACGCGAGCCGTTTGACAGCGTTGGGTGCAGAGGCGGCTCTCACAGATTATGTGATCGCCTATGACACGGATGCTGCTGCGACGAAGAAGGTTTTAGTTTCTAATATCCCGATTACTTGGGGTTAAGGCGGTAGTTGTGGATTGGCGTTTGTGGCTGAAGGGTCGCCATAAGGGTTTGGCGGCGTTGCCTAACGGCGAGTTTGAGACGATCTATCAACGGTATTTGGCAGGTGTTGATGCTGGTACTGCGTTGGAGGATTTGGATAAGGCTGTCAATTATGTTTTGACGTTGCCTTCTGAGGCGTCTGCGCCGGTTACTGCTCCGCATCCAAAGCACCAGTCGAATGTTGGGTCGGGTTCGACCAAGGTTCCAGCCAAGTCAAAGGTTTACCCTGATACGGCTCCGCCAAGTGTGTCTGCGACCCAACCTTCGGTTTATCCACCGCTTGGCGTTGCTACTGGTGATGCTCCGATTGCTCCGATTGGCGCCTACACTGGTGGTTCGCTACCTCGGCAACCGCTCAATGCGGGTGCAGGCGCTACCGCTGGTCCGCAGAGCGGACGTACTGATTACACTCAGATGGACACGGGTGCAGGTATTGTTGCGACGCCGCCTCCGGGCTATGCGCAAGGCTGGGAGGGCGGCACTGTTGCCGCCCGTCCAGAGCCTGCTGTCGTGCCTCCGGGTTATGCGCAAGGCTGGGAGGGCGGCACTGCTGCCGCCCGTCCGCCTCCGGGGTATGCAGAGGGCTGGGAGGGCGGCACTGCTGCCGCCCGTCCAGATGCGTTGCCTCCGGGGTATGTTGACCCGTCATTGATCCCGTCGGGGGGCTGGGAGGGCGGCACTGCTGCCGCCCGTCCAGAGACTGTTGTGGTACCTGATGTTACGGACTCCTATTTGGACAATCAGTTTACAGGTGACATCTTTGGCGATCCCATCAGCGAGGTTGTAGAAACCTTAGTTCCGGGCACAGGCACAGGCACAGGCACAGGTACAGGCACAGGCACGGGCACAGGCACAGGCACAGGCACGGGCACGGGCACGGGCACAGGCACAGGCACAGGCACAGGCACGGGCACGGGCACAGGCACGGGTACGGGTACGGGTATGGGTGGTGGAACCGCCATCGACCCCGGCAACCTGTTCGGTCTAACACCAGAGCAACGCCTCGGAACCGCCCTTGCAGGGATTCGACGCCGGTCTGGCCGCTTGGGAACCGACTACGATACGCAACTTCGCGACATCGGGAAGGCTTACGGCCGGGGAGTAACCGGGTTGGAAACCGGGTATGCACGCCGTGGCATTCACGATAGCGGTATTCGCCAGAAAGGCTACGCCGACTATTCTGCGATTGCTGGCCCGAGCGGCAGGCAGGAACAGGATTTGTTGACTGGATTGTATTCCGGCATGACTGATGTTGTGGGTCAAGAATTGGGCGCCTTGGGCGCCTACGGTGGTGAGCAATGGGGGCGTGGACTGGACGCTGCTACCCAGTCGATAACGGATGTTACTGGGAATGAGGCGTTGCGTCAGTCTTTGGCCCCGTTCTTGAAGGAGGCGATGGCATAATGGCTGGATCGCAAGGAAGATCAGGGCGACGGTTTCTTGATGAAACCTACGATGTTACACAGCAAGACGATGGCGGGTCTTTTTGGAGTGGTCTAAATAATTGGTTGGCTGCTCCCGCTAATGCTCTAGGGGCAATAAACGACTTTATTTTTATGGAAGACAAGGGTCTTGGGAAAGTCATTTCGGATTATGGTCCGGGCGTACTGGAAAGCATGGTGGCGACGCCTTCGCCGGGGTTTCTTGGTTTGCCCGAAGAATCCCCGATAGACAAGGCTCTGCGTGCCCCCGCAACTGCTGTTAATTGGGCGATTCGGGAAGGCATTGACCTTGGTGGGCAGGGGTTAGGGCAGGCAGGAAATTTTGCTGAGTGGCTTGTAACTTCTCCGACTGAAACTCCGTATGTTTCTGAGCGGGATTTGGAACGAGACGCTGAGGAAGCGGCTATTGCAGCGTTGCCATATCCTGAAGATTATTGGGGCACTGGAGAACCATCTTCGGGGTATACACAGGGTTTTGAAGGTGCTAACTGGGGCCGTGAGGATACATCATTCCCCGGTGCGGGTTCAAACCCCCCGTTTGGCACATGGACCGACGCAGTGAATACTTGGGTTCATTCAGCCGAAGGCCAAATGTTTCTTGCTAACCAAACAGACGAGACAGGGGACCTTGCCCCGGAAGCGTTGGACATTCCGATTTCTCCACAGTTTCCGTACACGTTGCGGGAATTGTTGGATGCAGACATTCTGACAATCGAAACATTGTCTAACGCGCATCGTAATGCGCTGACCAGTGCGTTTAATGAGGCAAGCGCCGGGTTGGATGTTGCGGAGCAGGATTACGGCAATTTTCTTGGGAACATTTTGTATGGTACAGAGGATGCTCCGGGGTTTCTTTCTTTAACTGGCGGTGCTGTAGACCAATATAGGACTGGTATGGGGGAACGCGAGTCAGCGTTCCAGTCGCGACGCACCCAGTTGTTTGACGAGTTGATGGCTGCCGGGGTTGATCCTTCGTTGATTGCTGACGATTTGGCTGCGGGAGACGACACTGCGGGTGCTATTGCCGCTATTGAGGGCGGCTATTTGGATACGTTGAATCTGATTGGTGGTTTGTCTGAGGCTGCGATGCGCAGTGAGGGTGAACGCAGGTTTAGTTCTGCCCGTGGTCAGACGAGACGTGATTATAATGCTGCGCAACGTGAGGCTGATTTGGCTGAGGCTGCTGCGTTGGCTGGTGTTCAGGGTGCTGGTCGTACTGCTGAAATGTTTGCTCCGTTTGCGGAGATTGATCCGGGGTTGTTTTATGCGGGTACGCAGGCTGGGTTGCCGGTTGTGCAGATGGCTGAGACGAGGCGTGGTGAGCGGCGTGCTGATGCTGCGGCTGCGGCGGCGAAGGCTGAGGCTGACGCTAAGGAACAGGGTATCTATAATGCTCTTTCACAGTTTATGGGTGCTGAAGGGGTGTCGATGCCTCCAGAGTTGATTGAGGCTATGGGTGCTATGGGCATGCTGCCAGATTGGGCTGAATTGTTCCCCGAGTTTGAGGAACAAGAGCCGTCTCCGTACGAATATATTACTGACCCTGTGACTGGGGTCACACAGGTTGAGTACCTTGATCCGGCAACAAACGCGAAATATTGGATTGACCGTGCGCGGTTGGAGGAAATGCTGGCACCTGATGAGCCTGACGAACTGTCCATGATTGAACAGTTGTATCAGGCATTCCCGGCTGACGCCCCCGTGATATTTGGAGAAGCGATTGAACAGGTACGTCTGAGTGGCAACGCGTTGAACCTTGAGGAAGCGATTCAAAACGCTATGCTTGCTGCTACTGCTGGAGGCTAGTCGTGGCTGAAACGGGTATTCCGACCCGCCAGCAAGTCTATGAAATGCTGCGGGAACGTCAAGGGGGCCGACAGGCGCCTCCTGCTGTAAACCTTCCGCGTCGCCCCACGTTGCCTCAGTTGCCTCAGCCTCAGGCTCAGGCACCCGTGTATGACTTGGATCGGGCAATGGCCGCGTTGGGTGCCGGTATCCCTGAACCAACCCAAGGTGGCGTGATGGGTGTACTAGGGAAAGTACTAGGCGCTATAGACATCCCCCGCGCCGTCGTAACTTCCGGGTTGCAAGAAGTTGTCGATGCGATACAAGGCGAAGGTTTCTCCGGGTCTGACTTCATGCAACAGGTTCGGGACCATCACGGATTCGGTGACATTCTCGCAGACATGAATGTCGATTTCGGTTTAGGCGGCTGGGGCAACCGTATCGTCGGTTTCACTGGCGACGTTCTAACCGACCCGTTGGCGTGGACTGGCGGTTTAGGTGCATTTGCCCGTGCAAGCGGCGCTAAGGGTTTAATCAACGATGTTGCGGTACGCACTAAAGAATTGTCTGGTTTGGTGAAGGCAGGAAAGGCGACAGGGAAACAGTCGTTGGAGTTGAATGCTTTAAACGATGCTGTCACCGCCGCAGGCAAGTACCGTACGGTGTCGTCTGCACGCAACGCGTTGATGCAGCACGGAGAAGTAGGGCAGCAACTTGTCAAAGACCTTGGTATCGAAACCGGGTTGAGGTTTCGGGTACCGGGAACTGGCCCCATTCTGGGACGGTTGAGTCGTAGAAGCAGTTGGGTGGCTGGCCGTCGCGCTGGTCAAATCCCTGAAATGGTCGCTGCCCGAATCCGGCAAGAATTGCCGGACAATGTTACGTTGAAAGAACTGGTTCGCAAGTCGATGCGCCGCGAACCGTTGGATAGCGGTTTGTCGGCAGATATTCGTGAGGTGGTTGCACGGGCAGCGAATGTTCCAGTGGACACGTTGCCGTTCGGAGTGTTCCCTATCGTTGGCGGGGTTACGGCAAGAATTATGGGTTCGCCCGGTGTCGGGTTCGAGAAGGTCGCTACTTCTAAGGTTGGTCAGTCTTTCAAACGATATTTTGTTGATGACCAGAAGCAAATGTTGAACACGTTTCGACGTTCCGGTAAGCCGGATGATGTGATTGTTGGCAATCTGTTTAGGAGCGCCTATAACCGGGGTGCGACTATTCATGCACTGTGGGCTGATGAGGCGCAACGAACTCGGCAAGGTTTTTTGAACAACATTCGTAGAGAATTTGATGTTACGGACGACATGTTGTTGGACGAGATGACTCGCATTTCGGAAGAGTTGGCTGACGATATTTTGGCTGGACGGCCCATTTCTCGGGCGGCACAAAACATGTTTGAGGAAGTGTTCCCCGGTGTAGACCCTCACGTTGTGGCTTCTGTAAAGAAGGCGTACCAGACCCGGGTATCGGATGCGGATGTACAGTTTCTGTTTCGTGATGATTTGTTTGGCGAGTCTGCCAATTTTGCCCGCGATGTGGATGATGTGTTGTTGGCGTATGGAACGTACACGCCGCACATTTATTCTGACCGGGGACGCACAATTTTTGAGGCAATGAGAGTAAAGATCAGGGAGGGGGACGGGAAGGTCCCTTACTGGTTGGAAGAGTTGTTGTCTGATGCAGATGCGGCCCTTGGGCAGACTGGGAAGACGGTAACTGAGCAAACGTCTCGTGTTGCGTCGCGGCATACGCGGCGCCGTGCTTTCCGCCCTGACCATGTGGACGCAGCAGGCGAACGTGTCAGGGGTGGCCCGTACGAGATTCCTTTGAGGGACGGCCCCGGCGTTCACACGTTCGACCTGAAACGCCCGTATGGGCACTCTGTGGACGCTCCAGCGTCTTCTAAGGGGGTACGGGGGGCGCGGGACCTTACGGACGCTGAGAAGGCCGGGAGAGGCCTGTCTAACCCTAATGTTGTTGATGCTGGGGGCCGGTCGGTTCAGCGTCAGGTAGACGACGCCTTTCGGGCGGCGGGCTGGTTGGATGAGGGCGAGTCTTTGTGGATTCGTGGGTTTGCTGAACGTGAGCGGGCATACATTTCTTCGATGACGCGTGAGGTGCGTATGCGTGCTATTGAGGCGTATGCGGCGAAGCGTGGCGTGTTGTTTGCAAGTGAAGGCATTGAGGAACTTCTTGAAACACTTGGGAAGATTGAGACGCGCGGTCTGGAGATTCAGAGGCTGTGGAACAGTCTGGATGATGAAGAGAAGGCCCGGATTGCGGCACGTAACGCTGTCTTACACGGTGAGGGTGCTACGTCTCGGTCGTTTACGGTGGAGAACATTACCCGTTGGTTGGGTAAAAATGTTGAGGATGGTGAGAAGGTTGCCAATCAGATAGCGGACACTCAGGTGCAAATGATGGACTCTCTTGCTGAGGCAGGTGCTTTATTAGACGAATTGGATGATTTGTCTCGTCAGGTAGACCTTCTCGTCTCTGGGATTATGGGTGAAGGCATGCCATCAGGGGTGCGGTTGGGGGACCCTTCGTTGTTGGCTCGGGAAACACCTGCCGGTTTCACCATTGATGCTGTTCGGGAACTGTTGCCCATCGTTGATGAATTGGACAAGATTTTGGCACGTTACACGGTGTTGGCTGAAGCCACTCAACGTGTCAACCGGCTGAGGGAACAAATGATCGCGGCATATGTGGGGACTCCGGGGGAGCAGGCGATAAGTGCCGCCTTTGACGGTATGGGGCGTTTGTCTACGGAACTTGAAGAAACGTTGAAATACATTGAGGGTGCAGTGTTGCCTGTGTTGCGAAACAACATTGGGTCTGCTATGTCGCATGATCGGTCTGTGCAGGCTCTTGTCAAGGTTATGGATGCTGCTTTGGCTGCGGGCGCTGGGAGTGTTTTCCCTCCGACGCAGGCGATGAATCGTTTTGCGCTACAGTTTGACCGTTTATTTAATCCTGAGTCTGTCGATGGGCGAAGAATCTTTCATTCTCCAGCGACAGGTCCCCGGCACCTTATTGGCGATGAGGACGCATTACTAGACTTGCCCTTGTTTGGGACGGAGTATACGCCTCCTGCTGCGTGGGGTACGAACCGGATGCGTGGTTCGACCAGTTGGAAGATGCAGCAGTCGTTAAAGCAGTCGGCTCATCCAAATAAGGCTCGCATCGCGAGCGTGTTGGATGACTTGAAAGCATTCAGCGATGACGTTTTTCGACGCACGGGGGAACGCATTGAGCCTACAGTCTCGGTTGATGTAAGCATTTCGGGTGTGCGGCCTACGGTGCATGTTGCGGGTCGTTTGTCGCCGGAGGATGGTGCGGAACTGTCTAGGATTATGGAACGTTGGTTGGGTGAAACGGTGTATTTTGATGCGCAGCGTTCGGGGTTGATGGGTCGTGTGCCGCGCAGTAACCGTTTGAGACTTACTGGCGATGAGGCTGGGGTGGGGCGCATGGATACTACGGTGTTGCATCCTATTCGGACGGATGTGGCGTCTCGTGCAACGTTGACGCCGGATGATTTCAGCGCCGTTATGAACATGTTTGACGAGTTGGAACGTGTGTTGAATCATCAGTATTTGCAAAGCGTGTTGGATAACTATTCGACTGTTGAGGAGCGTTTGGCTGCGACGTTGGCACAGTTGAATGTTAATGGTGCTGAGGTGTTTGGGGATCAGAACGCTTTGCGTGACTGGCTGCGTACTTTGGTCGAACCCCCGATTCGGGGTCCGGGGTTTGAGATTGGGATTAGTCCCGAGTTGAGCCAGTTGGGGCGTGCTGCTGCTTCCATTGAGGGGCCGCGGCCAACGGTGGAACTCGGAAGCCTTCTGGAACGTATGGATACTATTTGGGGCAACCCGGCGGCACAGGAGGGGGCGCTGTTTGCGCAGTATGGGATCATTGATGATTTGAAGACGCAGATAGGTCGGCGCCCCGGAACACTATCTGAACTGGATGAAGGTGCGGGGTTGCTGAAACGCAGGGCACGTATTGAGAATGCACGTAAAGTCAACGCTGGACGTTTGGATCGTGCATGGAACGAGGCTATCGACAATGAGCAGGCCATCACGGACATTCTGATTCAAAAGAATCAGTTGCAACTACAATTAATGGACGAGAGTATGCAGGCACAGGCTGATGCCTTGAGGTCAGCGTCTGGTTTGTTTGGTCCCGACAACGGGAAATTGTTTAACCTGAATTCTTTCGGCGGCAGTATAGATTTCGACAACATGACCGTAGAAATGTTGAAGGATTTGTTCGCGGATGCACGCCATACGTGGGGTGCGTGGCGTATCGGAGGCGACGACCGGTTCGCTAGCCAAGTCCAAGAAGCAATGTTGGCTGCTCAGAAGATGAACGACAAGAAGCAGGTCGAAGGGTTGTTGCGGGCCTTCGACAAGACCCACAACTGGATGAAGGCGCAGATGGTTGCTACGCCCGGTTTCGTGACACGTAACATCATGGGCGGTATGACCAACATGTGGTTTGCTGGTATCCCATTGAATGAAACGAGGAGGGCTGGGATACTGTTGCAACGTGCCTACCGTGCGGGGGACGGCGACTTGTTGCGTGGTGCACGGCAGTTGTTGGATAAGACCCCCGGTGACCAAACGCTTTCTGATTTGGTCGATTTGTTACACGTTGGTGCACACGCTGGCGGGCAGGCTGCGTCCACAGTCGATTCGGCGTTGCTGAGCAAGGCCGGTTTAGATTTCGTGTACGGCATGAAGGGTGGTAAAAGGATTGGCCGACGTGTCAATTTGAACCCTGCCGATGCAGGGTTTGTCCTGTATTCGTCTGTACGTCATGCGAACACGTTCGCTGAGGAAATGATGCGGGTTGCTACAGGGCTGCACACTTTGCGTGTGGGGGGCAATGTGGACGATGCATTGGAAACCATTTATCGTCTCCACTTCAACTATGGCGACTTGTCTAAGTGGGAGCGCGGGGTTGGACGTAGACTTTTCCCGTTCTATACGTGGACACGTAACAATCTGCCGTTGCAGATGGAGTTCGCTGCCCGATATCCGCGGCGGTTCAACCAGTTGAACTCGTTGAAGCGCAACCTTGAGTACGGCGAGGAACGTGAAGGGATGGTGCCGGATTATTTCTTGAAACCGTTTGGCATCCAGTTGCCGTTCAGCATCGGGGGCGCTGTCGCATATTCGGTACCTGACATGCCGTTTCAGGATTTGATGCGGTTTGATCCTACGTCGGAGGGTGCTGGTCGGGCGGTGGAGCAGTTGGCTTCGGGTTTGACACCAATGTTGAAGGCTCCTGTGGAATATTGGGCCGGGAAGCAAGTCTTTGCTGGTATCAAATATACGGGAAGGTTTCAGAAGGTGCCGACAACAATGTCGAAGGTGCCGGGGTTGATGCCTATTTTGGGGTCGTTGGGATTCGCTGAGAAGAATTCTGCGGGTGATTGGATGATGCAGGATTCTCGCATCGGTTTAATCGACAATTTGTTGCCGTACATCGGGCGGTTACGTCGGGTGCTTCCATCGGAGGAACGCTATCAGGAGCGATATTTGCAGACTTTGTTGTCTACTTTGGCGGGTGTCAGCCTGCGGTTGAACACTCCGCAGCAGCAAGAGAATGCTTTGTTGCGTAGACAAATTGAGGAGTCTTTGCGGCAACGCAACCTTGTCGATGTTGAGACTGGGCGCCGGTAGGCGGGACACAGGAACCATATAGGTATGGAATATATTTCACGCGAATCTTGGGGGGCTACACCTCCGAGTAAGCCGTTTGCTCCGTTGACTCCTGCCCGAATCAAGGGTGTTGTGGTGCATCATGGCGGTGTGCCGAATCCTCCTTCGGGGGTTTCGGCAGTGATCGCCTATGAGCGGCACCATATTGAGACGCGGGGCTGGCTGGGCATTGCCTACAACTGGTTGGTTGATGAGCATGGCGCTATTTATGAGGGGCGTGGATGGTTCCGTGGTGGTGCTACGAAGGGCTGGAATAGTCGCAGTGTGTCTGTGTGTTACACAGGGTTTGGCGAGTTTGAGCCTTCGGATGCTGCTAAGGCGTCGATTAAGGCGGTTATTGCGGAGACGCAGAACCGTTATGGCGACGGTTTGTGGTTGAAGACGCATCGTCAGTTTAAGAAGACAACGTGCCCCGGTGAGTGGCTTGGTGATTGGGTTGAGAGCGGATTGGATGTGCCTCACAATCCATCTAGTGTCGATTGGGACGCCATCGCCCGTTACGTACAAGACCTTAAGGCACAGGTTGCCCGGAGGCCGTTGTCTTACCGTCGGCGGAGCCGGGGTGAGGCCGTCAGGATAGTTCAACGCGCGCTGACTGCGCGAGGGTTTGATCCCGGCCCCGTTGATGGTGTCTTTGGACGTAAGACTGCTAAGGCAGTGAAGGCGTTTCAGAGGGCACAGGGCATGTTGAAGGTTGATGGTGTGGTGGGCGTATCCACGTTCACTGTTTTGTTTATCCAGTGAGGAGATAGTTATGCCGAAGGGCAAAGGTTATGGGTCGTATGAGGACACGTTTGGGTCCCCTGATGACCAGTTGTACGACTCGGTGTCTGTGGACAATGCGTACGACATGTCGATAAGAGCAAAGAAGGATGCGGCGTATTTGCGCCGCACCAATCTTGGCAATGCGGCCCACGGTGGTCGCCCGTTTGGAAAGTAGGTTGTGATGCGTGACGGCAAGACCCCTCGTTTGGTGCAGGCTGCCAAGATTTTGGTTACGTCTGTGAAGCGTGGTGGAGGGATCGGCCATGTCGGTTCTCCGTCGAAGAGTGGCGCACGGCGTGCGTTGCGTGACTGATGGCTGGTAAGAAGAGGCGCCCTAAGCCTCGGTACTGACATGCCTTTGAAGCGTGGCAGCGACGCTGCCACGATTTCTAAGAACATTGGGAAACTGGTTTCTGAGGGTTATGGCCGTGACCAAGCGGCTGCTATCGCCTATGATTACGCTCGGCGTAGTCGGCGGAAAGGACGCAAGAAATGAGAGAGATGTCTGACTGGTTGGAACGTGCCGCATGGACTTTTGCGCAAGCGTTCCTCGCCATTTTTACTGTTGAGGGCGGCGACATTGGGCAGTCCGCTAAGGCTGCTGCTGTTGCCGGTGTCGCTGCTGCACTGTCGGTCGCGAAGACTGCTGTAAAGAACCGGGGATAATTGTGGACAGAAGCGATGTTGAGAAACGGTGGACCTATTTCCTTGCCACTGAGGGCGACGATATTGCTTCTGAGGTTTACGAAAATTTGCAGGAAACGGCCCACTTGTTTGATACACAGGATGGGACGCATGCCAAATGGTCGCCGGATGGGTTGCTTGGGTTGCTGCTCGTCTTCGACTTTGAAGAGGCGGAGCATTTGTTGGCTGCGTTCTATGCCGGTATAGACGGGGTAGAGGATGCGCAGGAAGTGTTTGGTGTATGGGTCACTGCCCTTATGGGCATTGTCCGTGAATGTCTGGTGAACAAGCCCTGATTTAGTTCAGGTTGGGTTCGATCCAGTGGCGGATGTGTTCATAGTCCACTATTTTCGACATGAGACGTTCCCTCACCTTGTCGCGTATCCGCGCCAGTGTTGTCTTGGGAATGCTCATCATCCATCCTGTATGCCGAAGAGACAACCCTTCGATCAGTAGGCGTTCGATGATGAATTGTTCCTCGGGGGACAGTTCCTCAATGGCGTCAGCGAGGGCTTCTCTGAGGGCTGCTGTAGCCTCCAGTGATGGCAACGGGCGTTCTTGACCCGGTGCTTCTTGCATCATTTTTTCTAGTTCGGTGGCGTCCCGATGTGTATGAACGGCATTGTTTGCTTCCACCCACCAGTCGTCTATAGCGTCGGTCGGTAGTTCCCGGTCGTGTCCCAATTTGTTCCCAAGCAATCATTATAGTTTTTTCTTTGGGGTTGCTTGGTTGCAGAGCGTTATGTTGTAACATAACGATCATATGTGGTTACACATTTCAGGTAGTCTTCTTTGATGACTCTCGTGTTTTGTGAGTCATACCCGGAAGGCTCACCTAGATTCCACGCTTCGTCGTGGCCGATCCATCCTAGCATCTCCACGGCACGTAGTTCGGGCATTACTGGACGCACAATAAACAGGACGAGTCCTTTATCAAGTTGTCTGCGTCTAACGGCCCCGTTTGAACTGGTACGTACCCGCCTGACTTCAATGTTGTGCCCTACGTCGGGTCGGCCTTTGTTTTCTGAGTGTCGGTTTCCGGGCCATACGTGACCTGACCAGTATTGGTTTGTGACACGGGCCACAGCGAGTTCACCCACACAGGCAGCGACCTGTGCAGTGCGGTCGTCTTCCATCCGGTTTCGGTCGTAGTGACGGGCGTCACCTTTCTCCCAGTTTTCTATGTACCGTCTGGTTCCAACATGGGACGCCCATTCGTATTCCCACGGTTCAAGGTCAACTGTTATCAAGACGATCTACTTTCATTGCCATCAACCGAACGACTTGCCGGTCGTCGGCCCACGCTACACCATTAAGCGCATCCAAGGTGAGTTTTATGTAGTTGTCCAGATCGCCGGTCAACGTTTTCGATGAGTGGGGGGAAGGGTGCACGGTAATAATTACACTGTCGGGACTGTAGGCGAGGTGCACTTCCAACGGGCCTTCTAGGAGGGGACCGCCTGCTTCTTGCCATGCTGCTGCAAGGCGTGCTTCTGCTTCCGCTGTCGTTTTGGGTGTGTATACGTGTCCTGTTTTGGTGGCTCGTGGACGGGCCTTTGCTTTGGGGCGTTCGTTGAATTCTAAAGAAAAACTTTTAATCATTTTTTCCTTTTCCCCGTTGACACCTTCTGGAATGCCTTGTCTACAATCGACGCAAGTCTACTTTGTCCATCTGGACGCCGCCCGTACTTGTTTCCCCAGTCCTTGTCGGCAGATTGTAGTTCCGCGTTGATGCGTCCTGCGTCGTGTCCTTCTTCCCACATTGCACACGCCAGTGAAAACAAGGTGGCTGAACGGTCACCTGCTGGTTTCATCGGGCTAGGCCGTGGCCCTGTTTCCCGTATCGCCAGCGACAAGTACTGTAGTCCACTCCCCGCATTCGCACCCCGCCGGTAGTCCAACAATGGAACGGGTGCCCTGTAGAGAGCGTGGAGTTCCCCCCATTTGTCTGTAGTGACACGTTCACTGAATGCTTCGTTTACAAATTTGTCCAACGGGATGGTTGTCTCCCCGTTTTCAACACATTCGTTGCGTCCATCGGCGCGTCCTGCCGGATAGGGGAGACGCACCCCGTTCCCCCATCCCTTCCCCGTTAACGAAGTTTGTTTGGGGTTTACTTCACGGGTGGGGGCATCCACAATTTCACAGGCAGCGATCAGCCCTTCCCTCACGGTCGATGCTGCTTCTGGTTCTACCGAAAACACCCACAAGTGATAGCCTTTGGAACGGGAACGTTCCACCCATGACCGGATACCCATTTGGTGTAGAAGTTCCTGCACGTTGCGGGCATGGATACACGATTCTGTGAGGCCATCGTCCCAGTCAATGCAACCCCAATCCACCACATGCCCTGTAAGGGTCTTATCAGCCTCGTAGAGCGCATAGAGAGGGTAAACCCCTATCGGACTACGGGGATCGGTCAGGTGGCCCTCTACGGCCCTTAGAAACGCTTCCCCGGAGGCAGGGTAATGCTCCCCTGAAGGAGACTCCAACGGACGGAACCCGGTGCCGGTCGCCGGATCATCCGACGCGATGCGTCCACCACGGAACAAAACACTGAAACGTTCGATGAGACTACGATCCACCGGGAACCAACTCCTCCCAGTACGGGTGAACGTGCCCACATTCAGGGTCTAGGTAGTACGTCTGGTCGATGAGACGCGCCGTGCGTTTGTTCTTACACAAATTCATGTTAATACTGTTGTCGTGATATTTGGTTTCCCAATCCGACAGGTCGTACCTGTCTTTCTTCCGGTACACCTCAATCACAAAAATGGCTTCCTGCTCACCCCCGTACCGGCCAGCCGAAATACCTGCCGCTCGGCCACGTTCACCAGCGCCACGACCTGACTGATGCACCAGAGCCAACGGGACACGTTGCTGCTTCGCCCAACGCTTCACAGCCTGCGCCTTGGAAGTCACGCCGGTGGCGTCAGCGTCGCCACCGGGCAACAATTCTAGATAGTCGATCATGCAAAACGAAGGGTCGCATCCCCACAGGTCGCGTGCTTCATCCATCGCATCTGCCATAGTTGGCAAGTCAATCGGCTCGTCAACGATAGCGACACGCGACAGTTCCTCTTTCGCTGCACGAGCCAACTGTTCAAGAATGTCCTTGTCGTTGTGCTTGATAAGTTCCTCCACTTCGGTAGAGGAACGACCCTGCAACAAACAAAACAATTTCATTGCCACCAATTCGCGTGGCTCATCCATCGCGAAGATGACAACATGTGCACCCGGATCATTCACAAGGTTCGTGACAATACTGTTGAGCAACATTTGCGACTTGCCTGTATGGCTACGTCCAAGAACCAGTAAAACCTCACCCCGACCTATACCTCGTGTGGCAAGGTCTATTTCAGGGAACCCCAAGTACCAGCGTTCCGCCGGGTTACGTATGAACCCGATCAGGTTGTCAACCACTGCCGTGGTCAACGCGAAACGACGCGGCATGTCCGCTGGGGCGGGGGCTGCCGCCCCGCCGCCGCCCTCTAGGGCGACAGCGAGGCGACGGGCCACCTCATCCTGCGATTGCAGGACAATCATTATGCCCGAATTTCTTGACCGATGGTTCCCAATTCAGTGGCCGTCTTGCCCGTGAACGGACACACAAACCAGTTGGGGACAAGGCTCGTCCCGTCCTTCTTTGTCAGCCACAGTCCCTTGCCGTCACCACGACGCTTATAGTCGGGACCGTTCCGATTGAAGTTGGCGTCAGGGTCTTGCTTCTTCTGCCAATTCGGGTCCCACCAATCCGTCTTGTTTTGCATCAGATGCTTCCAGATGGTGTCCAGTGCACTGCCCCCGATAATGGGGTCCGGGGAGGCTGTATTCCCCGCCGCTGGTTCCGCCATGGGAGCAGACGTTGCATGCCCGGAAACACTTTTAGACAGCCTCCGCAATCCCTGTTCGGTTACTTCATAACCGATACCCAGTGCTTCATAGTTGGCGATGTCAAGGGTGGTTCCCCATTCCTCAATCATCTTCTCAGCATCCTTCGGGGTGATGTCCTCAGTGATGGGCAACGTGATGCTACACGATGCTTCTGCTGGTTCGTAGGCACCTGTTTGCAGGACTTGCCTACGAAATACTGTAATCGTTGATTCTGACATAGTGTCTCCTATAGTTGTTTCCATGGATCAAGCCCCGTAAATCTGCCACGACATGAAGACCATGCCGCACACCACTTGGGGCTACAGTGCCATCCTTCCATACGCAAAGGCCAGACGGGCAGATCAGCATTTATGAGTGTACCGGCGGAGCGGGCCAGCGCAGCCAGACTAGCCCACTCCGCTGGTCCAAAGTTCACAACAGTTCTGTACACTTCACCTTTAACAAGGTACACGAACTCAAACGGCAACGGTTCTGTCAACCCGTTGCGCTGGTCAGAGGAGACAGCCCACGTATAGGCTGCGGCCTGAACCGACCATCGTTTCTTTTCCCATTCGTTGTGTGGTTTACGTCCGGGGTTTTTCCAGTCCACAATCGGCAACGGAAATTCTTGGATGCAGTCGATGGTTCCCCTGAGCCAAATTTCTGGCTTGTGGTCAATGACGAGGGGTAGTTCAAATTGGTGTTCGACTGCGATGGGGCGCAGATCGGGCAACAATTCCCTGTGCCACACGTCAACATTTTTTTGGATGATGACTGGCGGTTCAGTGGGTTTGTGGTTCCACCGTATGTCGTTCTTGGATTCTTCTGCCCAGTATCCCAATGCTGCGTCTGTGGTTTCCGCCACTGGCAGGGGCGACCCTGTTTCGATTTGTTCCTGCAAGCATTGTTCGATTCCGTAGTGCACGGCGCTGCCCAGCACAGTGTTGGACGAGCCAGTTTCGACGCAGGCTCCTGTCCAGATTTGGCGTGCCCGTTCGGGGCACATGGCGAGTGTGTTCAACCACGATTGGCGGAGAACGATTCGGTCGGGCTTCACGTCCATCATGTTAGCACAGGTTCCTTCAGGTCGGGGACAGGCCATGGCATGGCATGCCCCGGAACCCGCCAAGGGTTCCGGGGGCATGGCATGGTGAGACTACACCGCTGGTCCGGTCGGGTCGGGGATGGGGTCGTCGTCCACGAGCCGCAGGTGTGACGGTTCGCTGAATGACGGGTGGGTTTCTACGGTTTCCTCTGATTCTTCGGAGGGTGTCAAAGCGGTGACACACTCCCCGATTTCATACATCGCTTGGTGAAAGTTGTGTCCGATGTCGTGCATCATGTCACCAAGAGTTACCAAAGTTTTGTACATTATACTGTACATACCGTACAGCATGGTAGCGATGTCGCCTTCCTCTGAGAATACAACTTCCTCTATTGCTGCTAGCCTTGCTTCTATTTCTTGCGCTTTCGTCATGTATACCCAATCTCGTTATGTTGCAACATAACGTTATTTGCATTCCCAATGTTGTGGACCCCGCGGATGCTCATGTGCACCCACGTTCAACAACCACTCCGCAACTATCACGTTTGACTCCGGGTCATACGGGTCAGCACCGGGAATACCAGCCAACGTGGACCGTTCCTCCCAATGCCGTGGATGATGCTGGAACAGCCCCATCGTTCCCGATTTCCGATTGAGTGCATCCGGTCTATTGGACGACTCGCACAGCATGACCCGAAACGCCCACTCGTGATCCTCCGAAGGGAACACCCGTGCAACCAACTCGTACAACGCCTCAACAGTGACTGTCGTCACCCAAAGAGTCGTGGTTGTAGTCGTACGTGCGTGTGTTGCCTGTACCGGCACCACACTGGTCGTAGTTGTAGTTGCTGTAGTACTTGTTGTCGTTGCCGGTGACGCTGCCAATACCGCTAATTGCTCACGGTTCAAAGACAGGGTGGACGTGGGAGCCTGCTGAATGAAATCCCCCGATACGGGAACTCCAACAGACTCCACACGCTCACCGCATTGCAGCGCCGCCAACAGGAAGGCAATCGTGCCCCCCACCGTTAGCAGCCACTGCCGCATGGAACTAGCGGTCGTCTCGTGGCGATGACTGCAAGGCAACTCCCTTGTCCATCATCGCCAGACTAACCTTCACTCCATGACGACGCGCTGCCTGATAGGCAGACGACCGGAACGCTTCGGTTGACACAATGTAATCTGCGCCTTCCTCAATAAGACGAGGCAGACCATCAAACCAGTCCGCCCACGGATACTGTTCCGTACGTCTATGTGTCGGCATTGAATCCAATACCTGAGCCATTTGTTTCTCCTATATGGTTGACTAGACACCCGAAGGGTGCCTCCCTGCCTTACGGCAAAGAACATGTTTACTCATCATTGCCCTGCAACTCTGCACGCCGCCTATTGGCAAACGTGTGGGCATCTATAAATTCTGCAAACGATTCCAACGTGCGGTCATTCTCCAACACGAGCCACCGCTTAGTGTGCAATCCTGCACCCATCGGGAAACCGAAGGGCACGATTTTGATTTCAGTTCGTGCCCCCACAAAGTCCAAACCGGGTGCACTGTCATCGCTACCCATACGGCACCTCCTTTGCTTCCGACATGTGAAGTGCCCTCAATAAAAGAGAACGCAATTCCTGTCTGGCTATCTGCCGCACATCATGTTGGGATACCCCATCCTGATGCACCGCTTCCGTAACCATTGCACGAATCGTTTCCTCTAAATTTTCTGGCAAATCAGTCATGTTTCCTTCTACTTCCGAACTTGTCAACGTACTCGTCCAGATGCCATGGAAATTGATTGTCTGATCCGGCTGGCCCTGCTTCGCATTCGCACCCAGACATCAGGCAATACTCCGTGTCATGCAACCCGGCGACATGCCCACATACCTTACATTCTATAGTGTTATCCATTGCTTACTCCTCACCTTCGGAGTTGACGTATTCCAACACACAGATACGCACCACCTCATCAGGCTTGTTCGGCGCTTGGTCTACGTGCCTGACCGTTATAGGCGCATCTTCCGGCATGCCCATCATATCGGCAATGTCGTTCAAATGCAGGTACAGCACATGTTCCCTTGTGTGTCGGGAGACTACATGCTCAGGCATGCTGCGGGCGGGTCAGGATGGTAAGCGCCCGGTTAGCAAGCGGAACCTTACCGTCGATAGCCTTCGCCAGTGCCCGGTCACGATGGACCCGACCCTTCACGGTGCTGTTGAACACATGCTGCTCCGCACCCTGCACCGCGTTGTAGGCGAGCCAACGATTCGACTGTCCAAACTCTGCCGTCTCGTCAAACCATCTCGTCCACAGTGCATCATGCTTGTCGCATGCTGACCTGTATGCACGGGTAGGCATGTCCTCTTTCTTCGGAACCAACTCATTTACCAATTCCAAAAACTCTGAATTAGCATATTCTTGGTTCTTCATAACCCGTGCCATTGTTGCCAAAGTTTCTGCACGCCCTATCGCTTTTTCAAGGATTTCTGCACGCATCTCCACAAGGATATCATGGTTTATTGTGTGCTTTACCTTGAACAAAGGCTGCATTCCAACCAGTTGGTTCTGGCAGAAAAACCTTGTCGTCGCATCATGCACAGCAGTCGCCCACTGTCCATTGAACGAAGTAGTCCAGATGATTTCAGGCCGAATCACATCACCATCCCCCAAGTCAATGGGGGAACCAAGGTGCTGAATCAACGCAACCTTCTCACCGGCACCAAACAACGTGCAAGCAGCAGTTCGTTCAGGAAACAGCGTGTCTGCGATTTCCGCTATGAAACGGTAACCCCCTGCTGTCTCAGGATATGAATGGGAATGCAACCCGAGTATTTGCTCAGTATCAGAACGCACCACATACTTGTGACGTGGCGTGCCCTCATGCACTCCACCCTCAACCCGCGGAACCTCTAACCGCGGCCAAGGGTTCGTAGACACATACCCCGAAGAAGGATAGAACACATCGAAAAGGGCGTCAGCCCCATCCATGACCTCCATCGCACTCCGAAGAACAGTGTCCTCCGTTGTACGGGTCACCATATGGTGCCCCGTATGTGTATCAAACGTTTCTACTGTCATATTTTTCTCCTATCTAGTCGTTACTTTACTTACACGCCAATCGCCGCTGACATAGGACGATGCACCAATCCGGTCCAACGCCCACGCCATCGTCTCCAACCCGGCAGACAACGCTGCCGACTCCACATTGGCATGATCTTGCAGAAGCGGAGACTGCGCCCTGTTGCGGCGCCTCGTCTCCCACGCTGCCTTCATGGCCTCACTCCTACGAACAGCCCTGTTGGCGTTCCAT